ATACAATACAAAGCTATGTCCTGGGCGCTTAAAAACGGTATAAAAATATACATAGTAGCAACTAAAAAAGGGCTAGGAATAGTAATAGAAGACAACGGTAAAAAGGTACGCAGCCCAGATATATACAAAAACAATAAGGAAGCCAGCGCTAAAATATGGGAACTTTATACCTATCTTTATAAAAAATATAATAAATAAATACTATGTTTTTAACTTTTTTTCCTATCTACGGCTGTACTGTTGGCGTATCTTATACTGATAGCTTTACACGCGGCGAAGAACCAACTAACCACAATACCCACCAGCTACAGTTATTATGCTTTTTATTCGGCGTAACTATAGGCTGGTATACTGATTTATAGCAAATGTCGAAACCAGATATACTATTAAAAAGGGACTTAGAACGGCTAAAGCTAGAGAAGTCTGAACTATACCAAAGGGTTATACAACTGGAAGCCGAAAACGGTCTACTACGTACACAAATTAAAATAAAGTTTGGTCTAAAGGTAGAATAGCTAACCTGTAAAACTTAAAAAGTTTAAAATTAATTTGCAAGTATAGTATTTTTATATATCTTTGCTAAACAAATAACACTAAAAACAGAAATATGATACTTAAATTCGGAAAATTTAAAGGCGATAGGCTACAAGATACGCCACAATGGTACCAGAACTGGCTATACCAACAGGACTGGTTTAACAAGCCCAAGGCGCAAAAACCATTACACCAACAGCTAAACGGCTGGGACGGCTACAGTAGAAAGGGACAGGCTATATACGACGCTATCTTTGAACAGGAAAAAGCGCAAGCCGCTAAACAAGACTGTAGAGAAGGTATTTGTAGCTGTTGCGAAGACAGTATATACTACGGACTTTAACACTAAAAACAGAAATATGAATTTTCAACTATTAAATACAAATTTAGAAGTAGTAAAAGAATTTAGAACTCTTAACTGTTTATTATATTATACAGACAGTCTTCCTAATATGGGTAGGGGGTTATATTACTACAATAAGAAAATAAAAAAATCATTTCAATTAGTATAAAAAACAGAAACAATGCAAAACGTAAATTTTCCAGTATTTAGCTATTTAAATACGCGCAAAAAGGAACTAGACAAAGCTACAGCACGTATAGCTAAACTAACAGCAGAAGTAGACAAGCTAAACGAAGAACTAATAAGGCAGCGGAATATAATAACCAAAGCCCAACGGCTACTAAAACAGCTATAGTAACAAGCCCACTAATTAAGTGGGTTTTTTTATGCTTATTAGTTTACGGCGTTTTTACGTACTTTTGCAGTATGGGTACACAGAATACACAACAGAAAAAAACCGCGCTACTAGAAGCCTTAGAAAAAAGCCTAGGCGTAGTAACTACCGCTTGTAAGCAAGCTGGTATAGCTAGGAAAACTTATTACCTATGGATAGCTAAAGACAAAGCCTTTAAAGATGCTGTAGACGATATTAGTAACGTAGCCCTGGACTTTGCAGAAAGTAAACTTCATAGCCTTATAAGGGACGAAAACCCTACGGCTATTATATTCTACCTTAAAACAAAAGGTAAGAAACGCGGCTATATAGAACGCCAAGAGATAGCCCACGACGGTAGTATAGAAAGCAAGCTAATCGAATGGAAGCCAGCAGACAAAAAGTAACAGAAAGCTGTAATATACAATTTTACCAAACCCTTAATAGTAAAGCTAGAATAAAAATACATCAGGGCGGTACTAGAAGCGGTAAAACATTTGCAGTATGTCAGTACCTAGTGTATAGAATAACCACAGCAAAAGAACCGCTTACAATAGATATAGTACGTAAAACGCTTCCAGCTATTAAAGGTTCTGTACAGCGCGATCTAATAGGAATACTACAGCGCCTAGGTATATACTACAAAGGCGTACATAACAAAAGTGAAAGCACGTTTAAGTATAACGGCTGTACTATATCTTTTTTAAATTTAGATGACCCACAAAAAATACGCGGTAGAAAGCGCCATATATGTTTTATTAACGAAGCTAACGAACTGCACTACGAAGACTTTAGACAGCTGAATATGCGTACGACAGAACAGGTTATAATTGACTTTAACCCTTCTGACCCTGTACACTGGCTATATACTGAACTAATAGATATAGAACGCGACGACGTCGAAACTTGGATAACAACTTATAAGGACAACAACTTTCTACCAGCTGAACTAGTACGCGAAATAGAACTACTAAGGGAACGCGACCCAGACTACTGGCGCGTCTTTGGCGAAGGGCAGCGCGCTGTATTTAGTAGCCGCCAGATATTCCAGAACTGGACCCAGATACCTTACGCTGAATTCCCAGACTTAGACTACCACCTAGGCCTAGACTTTGGCTTTACGAACGATCCTACAGCTATACTTAAAGTAGCTAAGAAAGGTAACAAGCTATACGTACACGAACTGCTATATAAGACTGGCTACACTAACCGCGATATAGCGGACTTTCTAAAGGCGCAAGGGTTAAACCATACGCTTACATTTTGCGATAGCGCCGAACCTAAGAGTATAGTAGAACTTAAACAAATGGACTGTATGGCTAAGCCAGCTGTAAAAGGCGCTGGTAGTATAACCGCTGGTATATCGTTACTTAAAGAGTTTGACGTAATAATAAGCCACGAAAGTACTAACCTAATCAAAGAACAGCAGAACTACTACTGGCAGCAGCTAAAGGACGGTACGGTAATAAATACGCCTATAGACAAACATAACCACCTTTGCGACGCGCTTCGCTACAGTACATATAGTTTATATAAGAACCGTAACGACTTTTTTGTAATTTAAAAATAGTAAATTTGTAAAAAATTAAGTATGGCTAGCCTATTAGAACGTCTTAGTAAGTACATAACAAAGAACGCCCAACAAACAGCAGCAGAATATAACCGCGCTATATACCAGTATCTAGGCGAAAGTATTTTGTGGAACCCAGAAAACGACAGAAGCTATATAGACGAAGGGTACCGTAAGAACGCTACGGTATATTCGTTAGTAAACATTATTACCAAGGCGGCTACTACTATACCCTTCCAGGTCTACGAAAAAAGAAGCGACAACGATTTAAAACGCTATAAGGCGCTAACAAGCGGCACGCTAGACAGCAGTACTATGTACCAAGCTAAGATGCTACAGAAGAACGCGCTAGTAGAAGTTAAAGACACCGCACTACACCAACTGCTAGACAGGCCAAACGCGGCGCAGTCTTATAACAGCTGGCTAACTGAACTAATAGCTTTTGGTAAGCTAACTGGTAATCGTTACGTATATGGTATAGGACCAGACAACGGACCTAACCAAGGTAAGTACACCGAACTATATATACTACCTAGTCAAGTGGTAGAAATAGTTAGTAACGGTATTATGCAGCCAGTAAAAGAATACCGTATAGAATATAACGGTAACTACAGTATGGACGCCGACTGCGTACTTCATATAAAAGATTTTAACCCATACTACGACGGTACAGGCAGCCACTTATACGGTCAAAGCCCACTACGCGCTGGTCTTAGAAGTTTAACAACAAATAACGAAGCTGTAACTACAGGGGTTAAATATCTACAGAACCAGACCGCTAGGGGTGTACTTATGTCCGAAGAAGGCGATCTAAACGAAGTACAGGCGCAACAGTTAAAGGACAAATTTAGACAGCAGTACCAAGGTAGTAACAATGGCGGCGACGTTATTATAACACCTAAGAAACTAAGCTGGGTAAACTTTGGTTTAAACGCTTCTGACGTTTCACTAATAGAACAGTACAACGCGTCTATAAAAGATATTTGTAACATATTTAACGTGCCTGTACAGCTGTTAAACAATACAGAAGCCAGCACGTATAACAATATGAAGGAAGCCAAAAAGGCTTTATACCAGAACGCTGTAATACCAGAACTAGTAAAACTACGCGACGAACTGAACCGCTGGCTAGTACCAATGTACGGCGACAACCTATACCTAGATTTTGACTTTACAAGTATACCAGAACTACAGGAAGAAAACGACAAAGTAGTACAACAGCTTAGTAGCGCCTGGTGGATAACACCAAACGAAAAACGCGCCGTTATGAATTACGGTAAGGACGAAGACACGCCAGCTATGGACGACTACTATATACCTAGTAACCTACTACCAGTAAGTAACCAGGATATAGAAATACCAGAACCAGCGCCTATGGCTGTAGATATTGAAGAAGAAAAAAGGCTAATCAAAGAAGCGCTGTATAATATGGAAGTACAGCCAGTAGTGTTTAATGTTAAAGCCGAAGTACCAGGAATGACAGACGTATATACTACAGAAGAAGAAGCACAGGCACGCGCCGAAGAACTAGGCGGTAGTGGTACACACCAGCACACCTTTGACGGCGAAGAAGTATATATGCCCTTCGACACCCACGCAGAATACGAAACGGCTATAGCTGAAAGCAGTAAAGAAACTAGTAAAGCAGAAAGCTACGACGACTACCCACAGGCAGCTACTAACAACGCTAAGCGTATGCTAGGCTGGATAGAAAAATACGGTAGGGACGTAGTAACAGCTGGGACGAACGTAGGCCTGGCCAGAGCGCAGCAATTAAGCAGCCGCGAACCAATTAGTCTAGATGTTTTAAAACGCACTAAAAGCTATTTAGAACGCGCCCAGGAATACAGTAAAGTAGACCCAAAGTACAAAGACGAACCCTGGCTAGATAACGGTTTTGTAGCTTACAACTTATGGGGTGGTGAAGCTATGCGCGTATATGCAAACAAAAAGCTAGCTGAACTAGAAGACAATGCCTAAACCAAGACCAGGCGAAGACCGCGGTAGGTTTATTACCAGATGCGTAAGCGACGCCGAAAGCATAGCGGACTTCCCTAATACGCAGCAACGCGTAGCCTTTTGCTATACCCAGTACGAACGCTACAGCAAGCCAGCTATAAGTAAGCAGTTTAAGCAAGTCTGGCAAACGTCTGTAGAACGCGAACGCGGTAAAATGGAACGCCAGTATATAGCTAAGCTACGCAAATGGTATAACGCCGAATACGCTAAAGGCGTCCAGCAGTTTGTAGACGAAGGGCGTATAATAGTACAGGGCTTATTCCCTGTAGCTTTTTTGTCTAAATTCTACGAAGAATACTACGAAGAAACAGGGCTACATTTTGCTAACTGGTATTTTAAGAACTATAAGAAGTTTGTAAAGAAGCAAAGCGCCGACCAATACCAAAACCAATGGCGTACAAGTTTTGCTAGTTATGGCGCTGCGGTAGCTAAGACTAACGTAACACTAGTACAGGGTACAGC